GGTCAAACAAAATCTGGTTTATACTCTTTGTTTATCCCAATGGAATGGAACTATGAAGGATTTATTGACGAGCACGGAATTCCAGTATTCACTACTCCTAGTGTCGACGTGTTTGCCCCAGACGGTGAACTAATAGATATAGGCGTTGTAGATAGTTGGCAAAATGAAGTTGATGGTTTAAAAGATGATCAAGATGCTTTAAACGAATTTTACAGACAGTTTCCAAGAACAACTGAACACGCATTCAGAGATGAAACAAAAAATAGTATATTTAATTTAGTTAAAATATACGAGCAAATAGATTACAATGAAGAGATGTCTAGAAGCTTAGGTGTTACTCAAGGTAATTTTCAGTGGGTTAATGGTATAAAAGATTCTCAAGTAATATTTTATCCAGACGCTAAAGGAAGGTTTAAAATAAGCTGGACACCGCCAATACATCTGCAAAACAAAAAAATAATAAAAAATGGTGTATTATACCCTGGAAATGAACACGTGGGGAGTTTTGGTTGTGATAGTTATGATATTAGTGGGACGGTTGATGGACAAGGTTCTAAAGGCGCGCTACACGGATTAACAAAGTTTTCAATGGAAGATGCTCCTGCTAATGAGTTTTTTTTAGAATACTTGTCTAGACCAGCAACAGCCGAGATGTTCTTTGAGGACGTTCTAATGGCTTTAGTATTTTACGGGATGCCTATACTTGCAGAAAACAATAAACCTCGTCTATTGTATTATTTGAGACGTAGAGGTTACAGGGGTTACAGTATGAATAGACCTGATAAGGTTTGGAACAAGTTATCTGTAGCTGAAAAAGAAGTTGGTGGTATACCAAACACTAGTGAGGATATAAAACAAGCTCACGCTGCTGCAATTGAAATGTACATACAAAGTCACGTGGGACATATTAACGACGGTAGTTATGGTAATATATGTTTTAATGAAACTTTAAATGATTGGAGTAGATTTGATATAAATAAAAGAACAAAACACGATGCATCTATAAGTTCTGGTTTAGCTATTATGGCTTGCAATAGAAACTTATATGCGCCTAACCAAAAAGTAGAAAGACAACCTACTAATTTTGGTTTTACTAAATACAACAATAAAGGTTTGAATTCAAAAATAATTAAACAATAAATATGGCTAAATCAAGTATACATAGTGGTTTTCCTAGTCAAGTTGTAAGCGACGTTGAAAAAACTAGCTACGACTATGGTTTAAAAATTGGTAAAGCTATAGAAAACGAGTGGTTTGGTAATACTAGTTATTCAGACCAAAGGTTTAACAATAATAGAGATATTTTTCATAAACGCAGATTGTATGCTAGAGGAGAACAGTCTGTTCAAAAATATAAAGATGAGTTATCTACAAATGGTGATTTGTCTTATTTAAATTTAGACTGGAAACCTGTACCTATAATACCTAAGTTTGTAGATATAGTTGTTAACGGTATGGCTGATAGACATTATGATATAAAAGCTTATTCAAGAGATCCTTATGGGGTTCAGAAAAGAACTAAGTACATGGAGGAGTTATTAGCGGATATGAAACTAAGTGCTATAAACGAGCAAGCTGAACAAATGTTTGGAATGACAATGTTAGTTAACGATCCAGCAGATATACCGAGAAGCGATGAAGAACTAGAGTTGCACATGCAGTTAACATACAAACAAAATGTTGAAATTGCAGAAGAAGAAGCTATAAACACCTTGTTAGATGGTAGTAGATATGATTTAGTAAGAAAAAGAACTTTGCAAGATTTAGTTGTGCTTGGTATGGGTGCTAATAAAACAACTTTTAATACTTCAGAAGGGGCTAAGGTTGAGTATGTTGACCCTGCTAATTTAGTTTACTCTAGAACAGAGTCTCCTTACTTTGAAGATCTTTACTATATAGGTGAGGTTAAAAAAATACCTATAAATGAAATAGTAAAAGAGTTTCCGTTTTTAACAAACGAGGATTTAGAAGAATTTGTTTCTAAAAAAGATTCTAGAAATAGTTACGGTAGTAACACTGGGTCTAGAACAACTGATGATGACGAAAACTGTTTAGAGGTATTATATTTTAATTATAAAACTTATATGAATGAGGTTTATAAAGTAAAAGAAATGCCTAGCGGTGGAGAAAGACCTATTAAAAAGAACGATCAGTTTGATCCACCTGAAGATAAGCAAAAAGACTTTAAAAAAATAAGTAGAGCTATAGAAGTTTTATATGAAGGAGCTATGGTTTTAGGATCTGATAGACTTCTTAAGTGGGAACAAGCTAAAAACATGCTTAGACCAAAGAGTGATTTTACTAAAGTAAAAATGAACTATTCTATAGTTGCTCCTAGAATTTATGAAGGAAGAATAGAATCTTTAGTTAGTAGAATAACTGGTTTTGCTGACATGATACAGTTAACACATTTAAAACTACAACAAGTTTTAGCTAAAGTAGTTCCTGATGGTGTTTATTTAGATGCTGATGGTTTAGCTGAGATAGATTTAGGTAATGGTACAAACTACAATCCACAAGAAGCTTTAAATATGTTCTTTCAAACTGGATCTATTATAGGTAGAAGTTTTACTTCTGATGGCGGTATGAATCCAGCTAAAATGCCAATACAAGAAATACAGACTGGTTCTGGCGGTGGTAAAATGCAGCAGTTAATAGCAACTTATAACTACTATCTGCAAATGATTAGAGATGTGACTGGTTTAAACGAGTCGAGAGATGGTTCTACTCCAGATGCAAACGCTTTAGTAGGTGTACAAAAACTAGCGGCAGCAAATTCTAACACAGCAACAAGACATATACTTCAAGCTAACTTGTTTTTAACATCTGAAATAGCTGAAGCTTTATCATTAAGAATATCCGACATTATAGAGTACTCACCAACTAGAGACGCTCTTATACAGCAAATTGGCGCGCACAACTCTGGTGTGTTACATGAGTTAAGTAATTTACATCTTTATGATTTTGGTATATTTATAGAGTTAAGTCCAGATGATGAAGAAAAACAATTGTTAGAAAACAATATACAACAAGCTATATCTCAACAAAGCATAGAACTTGATGACGCTATAGATATTAGGGAGATAAAAAATTTAAAACTAGCAAATAGAGTTTTAAAAACAAGAAGAGTTCAAAAGCAAAAAAGAGAAGAAGAGCAACAAGCAATTCAAGTGGAGCAACAAGGAGAACAACAAAGACAAACACAAGCTCAAGCAGCTCAAATAGAAGCACAAAAGTTACAGCAGAAAATACAGTCTGAACAATCCATGGAACAAATGAAGGCTGAGCTAGCTATGGGTAAAATGATGAAGGAAGCAGAGGTTAAGAAAGCGTTGATGGATCATGAGTTTCAAATAAACATGAGACTGAAACAGATGGAGACAGATATACTTAAGAGTAGAGAAAACAACAAAGAAGATAGAAAAGACGAAAGAACTAAAATTCAAGCTACACAACAAAGCAAGATGATAGATCAAAGAAAAAATGATTTACCACCTCAAAAGTTTGAATCATCAGGAAACGATATACTTAACGGTCAATTTGGCTTAGGGGCTTTTGACCCAAAATAAAATTAAATGCAATATAATTTAAAAGAACCTTACTTTCACAAAGGTGGTGCTTTAGAAATGCCTGCTGTAGACAAGTGGTCTAACGAGTGGTATCTAAAAGAGAGATTTCAACACGCAGTTGTTGATATTGAAAGATATGAATCAGAACTAGACATGCAAGTGTCTAAATGTGAAAAATGGACAGTTAACTTTAATGATTATTTAGATAATCTATATCAAAACGAGTATCTACCAGATTGTCCTTTAAGTGAAACTGAAGTTGACCCAAGTATATACGAGGATTTAATAAACCCTAGTGTAGGCCCTAATAACGCAAAAGAACATTTGCTTTTTGTTGGTAGAAACACTAAGTCCGGTGCACACGTACATATAGAAGACGATTTTGTTTTACATCAAATAGTTGGTAAAAAAATAGTTTACTTAATGGACTTTGAGGACCTAACACTAAACAACGCTTGGAGTCAGTATGCAAACTTTAGTAAAGAAAACTTTTTTAGATTACCTAAAAGCGCTGATAGTAAAATATACAAGGTAGAGATGGAACCTGGTGATGTGTTATATATACCACCTTGGACTTGGCATGCTACCGAAAACATTGGATACACTGTTGCTGTTACGAAAGTATACAGTAGAGATAAAGGTTATTTAAAAACAAAAAGATTTAGAAAACTAAGATATAGACATTATACTGGTATTATTAAAGATGCTTTAAGTTATATGTTTGTTAGAGATTAAAATTATTAACTATTATTATATTATATTATGGAAGAAAACAATGAAAACGTACTTGAAGAAGTTACACAAAATAAACCTGTTGAAGAAACAGTTGAACAAAAGGTTGAAGAAAAAACTGAGCAACCTGTTGAAGAAAACAAACCAGAAGCAACAAAGGTTTCTATACCTTCTTTTGGTAGCTTAGAACCAACTGTCACAAAAGTAGATTTATCAACACCAATAAACCAAGAAGAAGAAAATGAAACTAAAGAAGATAACACTGACGACAACGGAGTGGTTGCAGAGCCTGAAAATGCCGAGCCCACACAAGAACAAGAAGAAGTACAACCGGAAACTGAAACACAAGAAAAAGTTGAAGAGGTAGCTGAGATAGCTGAAGAAGCTTTAACAAAGTCTATGGAAACTGGAGAGCCTTTACCTGAAAACATCCAAAAGCTTGTTGATTTCATGGAGGATACCGGTGGTAGTGTAGAAGAATATGTAACTTTAAATAAAGATTACTCGAAAGTAGATGACTCTGTTGTTTTAAGAGAGTATTTTAGTGCTACTAAACCACATTTATCAGCAGAAGAAGTTGAGTTCTTATTAGAAGATCAATTTAGTATTGACGCTGAGTATGGTGATGAGAAAGAAAATAAAAGAAAAAAGCTAGCCTTAAAAGAGCAAGTTGCCGAGGCTAGAAACCACTTGGACGGGTTAAAGTCCAAATACTATGAAGATATTAAAAGCGGAACTAAGCTCAGTAAAGAGCAGAAAGAAGCTGTTGATTTCTTCAACAAATATAATGATGAATCAAAACAAGGTCAGGAGATAGCTAAAAGACAGCAAGAAATATTCCAAAAGAAAACAGATGATGTTTTTACTCAATCGTTCGAAGGTTTCGAATATAATGTTGGGGAAAAGGTTTATAGATACAAAGTCAAAGACGCTAAAAATGTTAAACAAACGCAGAGTGATATTAGCAACTTTATAGGAAAGTTTCTTGATAAAGATAATAACCTCGAAGATGCTGCTGGTTACCATAAATCTCTTTACACGGCTATGAACGCAGACTCTATAGCTAAACATTTTTATGATCAAGGTAAAGCCGATGCTTTAAAAGATAGTATTAAAACTTCTAAAAATATCGATATGACACCTAGACAAACTCATGAAGATGCTCAAGCGACTGGAGGTTTAAAGTTTAAGCCGATGAACATGAATGATGGTTCAACATTTAAAATTAAACGATAAATTAACAATTAAAACATTTTAAAAAATGGCAATTACATTAGGAGCTGTTGGGAATGCAGCATTAGTCCCATCACAAAAACAAGCGACGTTATCGACGAATTATATCGATTTTACGGACGCGTCTACTGATCATTGGGCACAACAATATATGCCGGATCTAGTAGCACAAGAATCAGAGATCTTTGGAAACAGAACAATCTCTGGATTTTTATCAAAAGTTAGTGCAGAAGAAGCAATGAGCGCTGACCAAGTTATTTGGACAGAACAAGGTAGATTACACTTATCATACAAGTGTCATATACAATCTGCTGGTTCTTATTCAGGTACTACATCTACTCATACTGTTATTGAGTTAGATAAAACTATCGATGGTAAATTAGTGGGTGAAGGCGCAACTCAAGACCACGGTGTTAGAGTTGGTGACACAGTTTTAGTTGCGAACGCAAACCACGTAGCTAAAGGTTACGTAGTTTCTATTGACGCTTCTAACACGGAGAGGTTAACTGTAGCGGCTTACGGTGGAACTCATTTAGAAACTGTTATCTCTTCTGGTGCTACCACTTCAGAGACAATGACTTTATTAGTTTATGGTTCTGAGTATGCGAAAGGTACTGATAAAAGAGAGGCTGCGGTTGAGCCAACTATGACAAGCTATGACAACAAGCCGATCATCTTGAAAGATCAATATCACGTAAGTGGTTCTGATGCTTCTCAAATTGGTTGGATTGAAGTAGCTGGTGAAGGTGGTCAATCAGGTTACTTATGGTACTTAAAAGCTGAGGGTGACACTAGAACTAGATTTACTGACTACGTTGAAATGTCAATGTTAGAAGCTGAAAAAGGAGTTGATGGTACTGCTGGTGTAAACGATGTTGTTGCACTTGGTGGATCTGCAGCTGCTACCGCTGGTAACATGGGAACTGAAGGTATGTTCAAAGCTATTGAAACTAGAGGTAATGTAGGTTCTGGACTTACTGCGGCTGGTAACTTTGTTCTTCAAGATTTTGATGATATTTTAACAAGATTTGATGAGCAAGGAGCTATTGAAGAATACATGATGTATGTAGATAGAAACTTATCTCTAGCAATGGATGATATGTTAGCTACTATTAACTCTGGTTATTCTGGTGGTACTTCTTACGGTGTATTTGACAACGATAAGGATATGGCTTTAAATTTAGGTTTCTCTGGTTTCAGAAGAGGTTCTTATGACTTCTACAAAACTGACTGGAAATACTTAAACGACAAGGGCGCTAGAGGTGGTATGATATTCAACGATATTAAAGGAGCAATGATTCCTGCTGGTGTATCGTCTGTATATGACCAAACTTTAGGTAGAAACCTTAAGAGACCATTCTTACACGTTAGATACAGAGCTTCTAAAATGGAAAACAGAAAACTTAAAACTTGGACTACTGGTTCAGTTGGAGGAAATGTTACTTCTGCTTTAGATGCAATGGAAATGCATTACTTATCTGAGAGATGTTTAGTTACTCAGGGTGCAAACAACTTTATGCTTTTAAAAGCGTAATTTTACTTTGAAAGAACCGGGGCTTCGGCCTCGGTCCTTTTATTTTTATTAATTATTATTATATTATATTATGGAAAACAAACAAGAATCTGGAGGTATCAAATTTACTGAAGCTCCAGTAAAAACAAAATTACAGTCAAAAACTGTAGAGGCAAATTCAAAACCTACTAATAAGTGGGAGATAAAAGATAGAATTTATTACTTAAAAGGTGAAGATAAACCTATATCTTATACTATCCAATCAAAAAACATCATGTGGTTTGATAATGATAAGGGTTATGAAAGAGAAATATCTAACACTGTAAACCAAAAAACACCTTTTGTAGATGAGTTTAAAGGTGATGCTAGATTAGAGCATATAGCTTTTATTGATGGTATGCTTTTTGTGCCAAAAGAAAAAACTGTATTACAAAAAATCTTATCACTACATCATCCCAAAAGAGATGTTCTTTATTATGAGTGGAAACCTGAGGTTGAGGCTGAAGATGATTTAGAAAACTTAGAGTTTGAGATTGACGCTTTACTTATCGCTAGAGAGATGGATATAGATACAGCTGAAGCTGTGATGAGAGTTGAAATTGGTTCTGAAGTTAACAATATGAGCTCTAAAGAACTTAGAAGAGATTTACTAGTATTCGCTAGAAACAATCCTGATTTGTTTATAGAGCTAGCTGAGGACGATAATGTTCATTTAAGAAACGTTGGTATCAAAGCCACGGAGTCAAATATTATTAAATTGTCACCTGATAATAGAACTTTCACTTGGGCATCTAACAATAGAGCTTTAATGACAGTTCCTTTTGATGAGCATCCGTATTCAGCATTAGCATCTTGGTTTAAGACTGATGAAGGTATGGAGATATTTTCTACTATCGAAAAAAGATTATCTTAAATTGATATAATTGAATAGCCACTCTGTTTAGGGGTGGCTATTTTTTTTAAAAAAACTAATAGTAATATAACACTATATCAAGTGATTATATTATATAACAAAGAAATATTATGGCAGTAAATGTAGACACAGTATATCAAAGAGTATTAGCTATAGCTAACAAAGAGCAAAGAGGTTACATAACTCCACTAGAGTTTAACTTATTTGCTAATCAAGTTCAATTAGAAATATTTGAGCAGTACTTTTATGACTTAAATCAAGCTGAGAGAGGTGCTGGTAACAATAGTCAGTATAACGATCCGGTTAAAATGTTGTTAGAAAAAATACAGCCTTTTGAAAAAAGACAAGGGAGCGTTGTAGTATCATCTCTGTACCACTCTCACTTACCAGCAGACGTATATAGATTAGGGGAAGTTATGTGGTATGGTAATACGGCTTTTCCTTATACAAAAACAATAGAGGAGATTACAGAAAGGGAGCTAATAGATTTAGGTAACTCACCGTTAGCCAAGTTTAATCAATCTAGACCTGTGTTTGTTAGAAGGGATAGTTTTGATGCTGACGGAAAACAACTTATAACTATATATCCAATCAGTGATGATCCAGCGGGGCAGGTAGCTCTTTTCTTCACACAAAATGGAGACATAGATGTTTCTGATACCGTTAATCAAAATGTTGACACTGGTGGTAATATTAATTTTATAGAACCTGGACAAACAGTAACTTCTTCTAATGGAGGTATACCAGCTGATACTACCGTAGTGTCTATAAATTATACTACTGGTGATTTCGTGTTATCTAATAGTGTCACAGGTGTAGACGCTCTCGATGTAACTTTAACATTTACATCTGACGATATTAAATGTAACTATATTAGAAAACCAATTGACGCTGTTTGGGGCTACGAAGAAATAGCATCTTCAGACAGTCAAGGTGGTACTACTTCTCTTTACAACTCATCAACTTCAACGGATTTTGAACTACACGCTTCAGAAGAAAACGAAATAACACTACAAATATTAAAGCTAGCTGGCGTTAACATACAAGACCAATCTTTGTACCAATACGGTTTAGCTGAGCAACAAATGAAAGTTCAACAAGAAAAATCATAAATAAATGGGATTACTAGACGATCAAACACAACAAGCTTATTACACTGGAACTAGCTTTGGGGGTTATCAATTTATAACTATAAATGATATTATAAATAACTTTATATTTTCAAGCACTGGAGAAGATACTCTTATACCTAAAATAAAAAAATCAGTTGTACAGTACCACGCGTTAAGAAGTTTACAGGAGTTAAGTTATGACACTTTCAAGTCTTTAAAGTCTATGGAAATAACTTTACCACCTTCTTTACAAATGTTATTACCACAAGACTATGTTAACTACACGTCGTTAACTTTTATGGGTAAAGATGGTTTAGAAAGAACTATATATCCTACTAGAAAAACTTCAAATCCTTTAAACCCAAATCAAAACGCTGATGGTACTTTTGATTTTGATCACAACGATGACGCTGACACAACTGACGCTGGTGAAACAGAGTTGAATTACACGGAATCTAACACTTGGTCAACTCACAAAGCCACAACAAGTACCGATCCAGATATAACAAACTATGTTGATGGGACAGCTGTTTACCCAACTTATTATATAGATAACGATACAGGTAAAATACACTTTAGTTCCAACATGTCTGGAAAAACAATAACATTAAAATATATATCTGATGGTGTTGGAACTGACGCTGAGATGATAGTTCATAAGTTTGCAGAAGAAGCGATGTATAAATGTATATCTTCAGCTATTTTATCAGCTAGATCAAACGTGCCTGAGTATGTAGTTGCTAGACTAAAGAGGGAGCGTTTTAGCGCTGTTAGAACAGCTAAGTTAAGGTTATCAAACCTTAAGCCTAATGAAATGATTGATGCAATGAGAGGTAAAGGAAAACACTTAAAAGGATAACACATGCAAAAACTAAAAAGAAATTTTGTTGAGTCCAAGATGAACAAAGATCTGGACGATAGATTTGTACCGCCAGGTGAGTATAGAGACGCATTAAACATAAGTGTTATTACTAACACTGATTCT